TTTATATGAAGTACGTAGGGTAGTCTTATCTGTTTTTCCTGCAACTTTAAATCCATGATGCCAAACGATAGCTTCAGTATAAATGCCATCCGGTCTATCCCACCATAAAGTTTTGGTAGCCTCAGTATTTTCGTACAGAGCTTTACTAACAACAGGAAGTACTTCTCCCTGTGGTGTAACTGATAACATAGCTCCTTGTAGAGCTGTCTCATTAGCTGAATGAATAAGGTTACCTCTAGTGACAGCCTTTTTTTTCTTCTTATCCCATTGCTCTAACCAATAATCAGCTGTCTGTCCGTGCTTGATAGCGTACTTACGTGCAACCTCGTGAGCTTTAAACTCATTGCTGAACTTATCAATAACCTGTGTAACACTAGTGTATCGAGTATTCGCTACTTGGTACCAATGCTCACTTTCATTGTGTATTATCTGAATACTGTTGTTTTGCATTTTAATACTGAGGTTGTTTTTATGGAATCCTGTACAGTTGTAAGTGTTCCATAAGTTTAATTTATTAACAGCTTTGGTTCAGTTGAGATCTCTGTTGCCTGATGCCATGACACTTTCTCTCCACAAGAAAGTTCATACACAATATACAAACCATTACCCCTAACTGTAAACGCTGTAACAATACGGACAAGCTGCTCTCCGTCTGTAACAAGATATACAGCTTGTCCGTAGTTAAATTCTAAAAGTAGATTAAGGCTGTACATGTGTGCTATCTAGTGACGGCTTTTACAGCATACATCTGAGCAGTCTCTAAATTGGTTTTAGCAATAGTTGCAAGTCTGTGTGTATCAATTGCCTGTTGCTGCTCTAGCATTGTTGGCTCGGTAGTTTTGATGTTTACCCATTTATCAATCTCATCAAAAGCATCAGCGAATATCTGCTTGATAGCTGCTACATCTTTTCTTTGACCTGGATTGAATTGTACGGACATTACTTGCTGTCCACGAGTAAGAGATGTTGGTGTAGGTTCACCTTGCAATGTTTTCACTACTGTAGAAATACCATTACCTAAGCTGTAAACCACTTGTCTAAAAATGTAATCTTTAGCACGTTGTTCAGCTGGTAATTCATGGTAAGGACGAAAACAAGGATGCTCTTTAGTCTCAGGGTTTTTAATTGTACCGTACTTCCAGCCTTCAGCTTCTTTTTGAGCTAACCAAGATTCATGGGAATTTTCTGGAGTAGCGTCTGGGTTTGCAAGGTGAAAGTTTACTCCATTTATAGCTGATGACTTTTGCCATTCAGGTGCGTCTTCCCAACTTGGTTGAGAATTATCTCCCATAGCTGAGCAATAAGCTTTGTTAATTTCGTGAGCCACTTTCGCAATGAACTCTGGAGATAGGTGAATTGTCTCTAACATATTGTCGATTTATTATTGATTTACAAATGTTGAGTGAGTGTCATCCATAATTAAATCCAACGAACTGTAGTTTCAAATTTAGCTTTTAACCATAATACCATTACTTCCATCTCTGTCCAAACCTTCACTGGTTTATGAGTTGTATAATCTATCGCTACAAGGTAGCTGTCATCTACTGGATAAACATTATACATAACTCCTCCTTCAACCCACTCTGTACTAAACTCCGTTTCCTCTGTTACCTCAAACCCTACTGTCCACCATTGCTCTACCCCACGCTGGTTACAAGAAATTAGAATCTCACGCATATCTATAAAAATTGTTGACTATGGTGAGTGAGTTGACGTAAAGGTATGGTAGCTTTTATATACAGATAGCCCCGTGGGTTGAATTGTGAATATAGCCCCCTGGGTTTAACTGTGATAGGTTGAGAGTGAGGTGAAATTTAACGTGTGTTGTGAGGACATGGTAGCACCTCCAAGGTGAGTCCCCCACTTAGAATTGCAGGGGAAAGTCCCGCACCAATCTTGTATGATGAAGTAAAGTCAAACATTATTAACCACAATTCTACTTTTTGTGGCAAGGTGTTGTTCTTATCCTGTCAACTTAGTTTATCCATTTTTATAACCATAAATTGTCCAAATTATGACAACAGATCAAAGTGCACAAACTAGCACAACAGGTATCAACGGTGTGCCAATGTCTCAACAAGTGTTTAACAGTATCATAAACAAACGCAAGCAAATCAGCTTGAGTGAGTTCAGAGACCAACAAACACGCTTGATGATACAAGGCAAAGGAACCTTTATTACAGCAGCTGAACAACGGTTGAAGACACCAGGCCAGAAAGCTTACTTTGACAAGTACATCTATAATACCAATGGTATTAACATGGACGTACTTGGAACAGTAGATTTCAAACGTAAGTTTACCAAAGCTTTACAGCTTGAGAGTGCTGGTGACGCTGAAGGTGCATCAGCCTTGTATCGTGAATTGTTGAACGACTGTCAAATCAGTTTTAACGTTATAGCTAACGCTAATACTAGACAGTTCAACAATGGTGACATTGTGAAAGCAGTAATAGCTGAAGTTGACGGACGTAATGGTAAAACATTAGGTTTAGACAAAGTGACCTACGAGCCACCAGTTACAGCTGTTTCCAAAGCAATTAACCTTAGCTCGTTGTTGTTGGTTGAAGAGCCAACTGCTCCAGCTACAGAGAACATCATCAATCCTGAATTCGCTACTGCATAGTAGAACATTGTTGTTTCGTAGAAACCAATTCAGAGTTGAGTGAAGTGTCATTGCACGCTGCACGGGGAAGAGTTTTGGCTCTTCCCTTTTTATTGTATCTATTCACTTCTAAATACATCGTATGAAACGTTACTGGATTCAAATCGGCAATCAATTTAAAATCCTCGCATCTACACTCACGCTCACAATTGGTGAAAGCGTATTCGTGAACGGGTGTGAATGTAGAGTTGACGGATTGTATTACACACGTAATACATAGTGAGACGGGTTAGTAAGCATTGGGAGTTCCGAAGTGGAACTCCCTTTTTTAGTCTCGCTACAGAAGCGACTAGTCGATTTTCAACAAGATTGGTTAAGAAGCTAAGTCTTCATACATCGTTGGTGGCACATAGTCATTTTCTACAGCTTTAGACACAATTTGCTTGTGGTTAGGGTACATCTTTAATCTATTACCGCTACATAAGTATCTTGGATTAACCCAATAAGTATTCTCTTGCTTCCTACATATAAGAGCAACATCGACAAGACACAAACGAGCCTTTTGAATTTGACGCTCTGATAAATTGAGTACGGTACAGAGCTGCTTGTCGTCTAACTTAATCTCATCTGAATCTTTTGGAAGATAGTATTGGATATAAGTGTACAACTTGAGAGCAGCTGGAAGGAGCTGAAGAAGAATATTCATCTTATTAATTCTGTCAGATCCTCTGTAAATTCTAGTAAAATGGATAGACTCGACTTCAAAGTATTCCTCATCAGTAAGCTTCTCTTTCCAGCTAGGTACATCACGCTTCTTTACTCGATGGATAGGTATCTGTAAGGTCTCTAAAAAGGGATTTATACGCATAAACATGTATTTTAAGCAATTTACGAACTTTAAGTGTATTTATACACTTTTTCTTCGTAAATGTTCCAAAAATACACTTTTTAGTGTATTTCAAAAGTGCCAAATGCCTTTTTCGTTTTAAGGAAGTCAATGGTAGCAAGGGTTCCAGAGATTTTGGGAGTATATAGAGAGAAAGCCCTGCCTTTTCAGTCCCAGAAGTGGTGTAAGTTTTCTGCAAGATGTACAGAAATTCTACACTTTTTTAAATTTTTGTGCAAGAATAACGTAACGTGAAATCGCTGAAACCCAAGCCCAGTAAGGCTTTGAAGTGTGTTGACTCTCTCGCTTACGCTCGAGTGCTATACCTCTAACTCCTCTTCTCCTCTCCTTCATTTCCTCTCTCATCTCTCACTTTCCTCAATCCACTATTTATCGCAGCTTACAAACCCAATCCTATTTTCCCACTACCTTATTAAAACCACCACATTCCCAACTATATTTTCCCACTTTCCAATAATTCAAACCACATTAACTCACACAAATTCTCAAATTATGTACACGACTGAACAACAAATCCAAGACAGGATTAACGAAATCGACGCAGAAGCCGCTGAAATACGTCAATTAAAAGCTAAAAACAGACTTACAGTAGAAGACGTTGAAGACATCTCAGAGAATTATCAGTATAACCTAGAATGGACTTATGCTCTCTCTGAACTACAAGATAAACGTAATGAGCTGATTAAACAACGCAACGCATTTCACACAGTAGAGCAAAATGAAAGCTTAATACTAATCCCAAATATGACACCTGGTACAGCAATGTGCCAATGTGTTTTTTAAATCACATTCAAAATTAAAACTCATGCAATTAATCATTGCCCTTGCATTTTTCAGCCTAACTACATGGCTGTGGATTACCTACACTATTGGTGTAGTCGTATCCTTTATCATGATTCAGCACATATACTTAGACAAACCAGTGCGAACAGCTGACTCCCAAGATTTAGCAGTCGTCATAGTCTTTGCATTTAGCTCATGGTTGTTCATCATTCAAGCTTTATCCATTGAATTACTAATCATAGCAGGTAGCACACAACTTGTTAAAAAGCTACGTAACAAACTAAGATTGTCTTAAACTAATAGGGAAATCCTAGGCAGAGCAGTCACTCAAGAAAAGTGTGAAAGTATAGTGCGACTGTAGAGTAGGTAGAGGGAGCCACCCTCGCTCTTTTCCCTTTTTTATTCATCACAATATTTGCTTATAACTTGTGGTTATAGAGTGAATATTAAACTAGTTTTTAACAGGACTTTCGTGTCTTCTTAAGAGATAGTTCTTTGACATATTGGATATGAAACAAATCACAATTATTATCAGTACGACTGTTATGCTGCTTATACGATTTACTCTTGTGTACATCTTAATTGGTATCATAGCAGTCGTACTTGATACTATATTCAAATCATTTTAACAATGGCTAGAAGTAAATACAGCTACAGCATTGAGACACATAACATACAAGGTGTAAACAAACAATTCCTATTCATTGAAGATAATGATACAGGAGCTTGTAGCGTTACCAACGACATAGAAAATGTTATTCAAGAGATAACCCAACAGGAACATATCCATCCAAGTCAGCTAGTAATAGCTTATAAAGACACTGATGGTGTATGGGATGGATTTGATTGGGACACACAACAATTTGTGTACATCACAGCTCAAAGTAAACAAGACGTAATCAATGAATTTAAAACCGCAACTGTTTAATTATGCAAGGTAAAATTCCACTAAGAAACGCTTATGAATTTTTACTAGCTGGAAAATGCCATGTAATGTTCTATACACCTACACCAAAAAAAGGAGCAATTACAACTGTCAACAAATTTTCCTATTACATCAAACGTAAAAAGGAACAATTTGTATGGTACGTGTATACAGAACAGATGATCTACTTAGGATACATTAGGGGTGACGTATTCGTTAAAACAGATACGACACCCTTAATTATATCTCTTGCAGAACAGAAAGATTATTTCGGTATTTTCTGGAAACATATTGTAGCTCAGACGCTACCAGATAGAATTCATATTCTTCATGTAGGCACTTGCGGACATTGTGGTCGCAAATTATCTGATCCAACAAGTTTAGAAACTGGTATAGGGCCAGAGTGCCGTAAAAAATTAAGCTATGCTTCCGCAAACACTCGACAAATTGATTCGGAAATTTCAACAGGAGAATCAAAACGTAACACCTGATGTCATAGTTCTTCACCCAACAGATTGGAGTATACTAGTATCAAACTATACTGAAGACCATTTAAACTCTTATCCAGCTGATAAGCCTAAGTACCAAGAGTTCACACTTATCAGAAGTTTTGATGTTAAGCTTAATAAACCACTCCTTTTGTTCACTGGTAAAAAATTATGGTATCCATTATATCACCCTACAACGCAATCTGTACCTAAAGTACGTAAGCTTGTAGAAACACCCATTAACTATGGTCGCATACGTAATAAACCATAACCCAGCACGTAAAATGCCAATGGTTGAAGAATTGGTACGTTGTAAAATAACTTCTGCAGTTTTTGTGCATAGCGTACCTGCTATATCTCCAATAAAATCTTTAAACCTTACCCACAAATCTATTGTATGTAAAGCTAAGGAATTAAATATGCCTTATGTATGGATATTGGAAGATGATTGCAGATTTAGTAAACCTGACGCAGCTCAGTTCTTTGTAGCTAACAGACCAGAACAATTTGATTTGTACATTGGTGGTATCTCGTACGGAGAGCCTTTACCAAACAATACAATTGATAAGTTTTCAGCTATGCATTGCTACATGGTACACGCAAGGTTTTACGACATATTTCTAAAGCTACCATCAGATAAACATATCGATATGGCTTTAAGTGATGTACCTAATCGTATCTACAAAGTGTGTAACCCATTCGTAGCTTACCAAGCCCCAGGCTATAGTGATATTGCTCAGGCTGAAGTAGACTACACTGATTTATTTAACCAATATGAATTTCTATGAGACCAGTAACAGTTGAAGAAGCGTATAAAGTGCTTACACTCCATGCTTTACTACTTTCCATAGATGAGATAATGGTTCAATTAGATGGTACAACAGTAATGCAACGTTCATTAAAGTATGCAGCTGTAAGACTTCGAAAAGAGATAGATAAAGAAATACCCGACATCGAATCTCTATTTGAAATTGATAGTACTGCTATGTCAGCTTTACAAGAACGAGCTTCAGAATTAGCTAAGTCGATTTTCACACTCACGCCAGACCAATGGCAGATTGTTGGGGAAACAATTCACATTACTCAAAACCCAGATTGGTTAAAGCACAGACAGTTAAAAGCTGTACTTACCCAGCCTAATCGTTAAACATTTATTTTTTTACCATACAGGATAATACATAAACTGTATGTAGTTGATATATGATGTAAAACAATATCGCCTTTTCCTACTCCGCAAATCTGTAAAGAAGAGACGGGTGGAATGTAAGAGAATATCGGTGTTCAAATATCAACGAGGTTATCACAGTCCTTGAATTGTAAGTATTTCAGCCGTTTAACGGATACTGGCGACGACACGGCCCTGTCGTCGAAAAAGCAGTCGTACTTGGTATTTACAATTTTAAAATTCATATAGTAATATATGCAAAGTTTTTAGTAGTTTTCTTTGGTGAGAAAATAAACTACTCTTTTAAATAATGTTCTTCTCTATGACAATTAGTATTCCGTCTTCACACAACCATAGCCCAAGTATTAATTAAAAGTTTAAAATTTATTCTTATGCAAAATAACAATTCGTCTGCTGGAACTAACGACCAGCCATGTACAAAAGTTGAGGTGGCAGTTGGTGGTTCGTTGAATATAACTCCTCAAATGGAAGAATTTGGCAGACGTTGCTTTTATGAGGGTAGAGAAATTGAAAGATTTACTACAGAAGGTGAACAAGGTGCAATTTTTAAACACTCAACTTATAATGGGTATTTAAGGATGTTGAATGTTCAGCGATGACCACTAACGGTGGCGTATTTGTGCAAAGCTTATGGCTTTGTACGTATGAGGTAGAAATTTTTTAGTCAGTTTAAATAACAAAGAACATGAAATTAGATACACTTTACAAACGCACCAAGACGGGTGCTATTCAATTTTGGGAAATTGAAGTTTTAAATGATGAATCTTTTATGGATGAAAGATTTCCCCGTATCATTAAAACTAGTGGTCAATTAGGAACCGAGAATCCTATAAAACATATCGAATCTGTTAAGCAGGGTAAAAACATTGGTAAAGCCAATGAAACTACACCTAACGAACAAGCAGAATCTCAAGCTCGTAGTGATTGGCAGAAAAAAAGAGATGAAGGTTACAAAAGTATGGAAGATTTAGCTGATAACAGAGGATTTGACGTATCAAATTTATATGATTGGTTAAACGCTCGTTTACCTCAATTCAACACAGATGCATCAGGTAATGTAAAACCTATGCTGGCTACTGATTGGAACAAAGTGAAAAACATTACTTACCCATGTTACATACAACCTAAGCTTGATGGTGTAAGATGTTTAATGATTGTAAGTATTGATGATGAGGGTGTTTCACACTGTAAGTTTCTTAGTCGTTCTGGTAAAGAATACACTACACTTCAACATATTGCAGACGAAGTATTACCTTACAGTTATTCATATTTACGTCAATTTATACTTGATGGTGAGATTTATTCTGATGAACTTTCTTTCCAGCAGATAGTTGCCGCAGTTAAAAAGCAGTGCCCTGATAGTTTAAAATTACATTTTAGAGCTTACGATATTGTAAATGATGATTTACAAAGTAAACGTTGGCCTGCTGTAGTTGATTTAGTAGACCGTATTAAGTCACCATACATTTGGCCTGTTACAACTTTTGTAATATCAGATAAGCATGAAGTGAAATTACACCATGATGATTGGGTTAAAGAAGGGTATGAAGGTGCAATGCTTCGTTTATTTGATGGTGTTTATGGCCAAGGACAACGTAGTAGTCATCTGCTTAAAGTGAAAGAGTTTGATGAAACCGAATTTGCATTTAAGAACTTTGAATTTGGTCAACGTGGAGTGGAAGATTTACTTGCTGTATGTTGGACTGAGGATGGTAAAGAGTTTAGAGCTAAGGTTATTGGTACTAAAGCTCAAAAAGAAGTATTGTATCAAGACAGTACATTAGAAGGAAAATCATTTACAGTTAAACATTTCGGTTGGACAGAAGATAAACTTCCTCGTTTTCCAATCGGTAAAGGATTTAGAAATTATGAATAGCCATTTTGAAACATTTGTAGAGTGGAAGTGTTGTGATTTGCTTTCAAACTTTAGATTTACGTTCTTTGATAACAACGGTACAATTTTTAGAGCTGTGTGTAGAATTGAAAATGTGAAATTTGGAGTTATTTCTTATCACTTAATTTCTTTATAATGGAAAGAGACTTGAACAAAGTAAGTAATGGTAAATCTATACACGAAGAGTATCAGAAGTATGTAAAGTATTGTGAATTTAAAGGTAAAAAGCCAAGAACTTTTACAGAGTGGAATTATGCTACTTACTCTGCTTTTGAAGAGAATTGGAGATTAAATCATTAAGATAGTCGGGAGCTGCACATCTAAACAGTCCAAAATCAATCATTCCATAGAATTATAGGGAATGCTGGTTCGTTATGGTGAGCCTTTCCTTTACAGTAAAAAGTGAAAGATGTCAATGGGGAGATGGCGAAATTGGTAGACGCTTAGTTCAAGTGCTCGTAGACGATAGGTTTAAAAGCCGACAATATATTTGAGCTGGTACGAAAAACCCGAAGTACAAGGTGCAGGTTCAAGTCCTGCTCTCTCCACAGAGATACTCAAATCTCGCTTTTCAAAGAACAACAACGGCCTGAGTTTTTACTCGGGCTTCTTATTTAATCAATTTATTTCATCACACACACAATCTTATTACAATGGTTACAAAGAAGAAAAGTAACGTACAAATCATGCTTAATGGGATGGTTAAACTATCAAAAGCTGATTTAAGAATTTTAATTGAGAGCATTAGTACACATGTACCAAAAGAAGTAATGCGTAACGGAGTTTTAATGTGGTTGCGAGAAGGTGACGATGTACAAAAAGTCACAATATCATGGTTTAGTAATGAGCTAGTAATTACTGAAGAAGGCATTACACTTAAAATGATTGCAAACTCGCAACGTATTGTTGAATTTACAGAGTTGATTGCTGAAGGCATTATTAGTCAGTTTAATCTTAATCCCACATTGTTGTCAACTGAAATTGAATTTCGCTCACTTACTGTATTAGATTTTAATACAGCTGAAGTGCACTGTTACCAATACCCAGCTGAGATAAAAGATGTAGAATTATGGATTATAGATAATACACCACACCGTATTAACAGTTGTCAGTATTTAACAGCTAACACTTTAAAATTACAAGTACATGGCACACTTAATTGATGCTTTTGGAACTGATGTATCCATAGGTGAACATATTATGTGGTCACCTCGTGGTTCTCGTAATGTTAAGTTTGGAATGGTGGTAGGTGTAAGCAAGTCTGGTCACCCGCAAGTTAAAGAGTGTTTATTTCTTACTAAGCTGTATGCAAATACGTCTAGCACTATTCGAAGTGTTTATTTCTATAAAACTAATATAGAATATTATGCAGTACCAAGTTAAGCTCAAACACTTTCAAGATGATGATACTGGTACATGGGGATTTACACATTTGGAAACTTACAAAGAAGATTACAGCTTTAATGCTTTCTATAACGCTGAAGGTATAATGCATGACATCTTTGAACATTGGTTTGAAGGTCAGCTGAAATACTTCAAAGGAGATAATATTTGTAATGTATATGGAGAAATGGTTGCATCTGGTGTAAGAGTTTGGATGTATACTTGGGGAATGTTTGATGTGTTTGATTATCGAACAAATCAATTTGCAGGTCGTGATCGTACTTTTTATGAAGACACAGAAAGTTATATTGTTGAAAAATTAGAAGATCCTGACCGTAGTTCCTTTTATCCAATTCACAATATTAATTTACCTTATCAGAAAGACACCAAAGATTATAATCTTGAAGGCATTATTTCTGACTACTGGGATGTATTGATAGGTGACCATTCAGTTAACACTTTACATGAATGTGGTGTGTATCGAAGCTACATTCAGAATGCTTACAGGTATGGATACAGATTGGCTGAACGTATGTTTGGTAAGTATGCGTATGCAGGGCAGTATGAACGTCAAGCTTTATGCAGTTGGTTTTATAAACAACTAAAGTTTTGGCATGAATACACTGAACGTTACAATGCCGAGCATCTTGCAATTCATGATGAGTACGCTTACAGCTTAAATTATCTTCAATGTACACTCCACAATCATAGCAGTAAACTCCCTATAATTAAGTACCAAGCTGTAGATGCCGTAGGTAATGTGCATCCCCTAGACTCTTTAATCAGTTATTAAAAATATGAACACACATTGGATGATTGTGTACAGAGAGAATGATTATAATCATTTTCTATTCAATGGTGAGTGGCCAGTAGCCATTAGACCACATCTAGTACCTTGGGGAAAGGTATCAGAAGAGACTTCAGCTCAACAGGCAATTGAGAATACTGAGAAAGATATTCCTTTATTGCAGTCCATTTTAAACAACCCACGTAAAAAGACTTTTACATGTAACGGTGTACGTCACATAGTAAGCCAGCGTGGAAAATTCATAAATGATTAAACTCAATAAACATGTTTTCGAGTTATTTGCACTTAGCAGGAGAAACTCCTGTAGATATTATGTTATTTGATTCTCCTGCAGGTTTTACACCAACAGAGTGGTACGAAGGTATCAGAAAGACCATCGGAGAAGTGATGCAGGAAAAAATTGTAGCTTATCTTAACGATGTTGATTTAGATACTAAACTAAAAGCTGCAACTACAGTTGAAGAAATTGAACAGATTGAAATTGAAACATTTCCTTTAAAGTTAAGGGAAGAATTATCTACTTTATTGCAAGCTCGTGAAGACTTAAATGACTTCCAACGTGCCTTTTTATTCATCCAATGGTTACAGTTGTATAATGGCAACATTGCAGGTGCTTTAAATCGAAAAATGCAGCAGCGAGCACAGCAACTTGTAGACCGTAAAAAATCATCTATAATTCTTCCTTGATATGAACACACTCCTAGATTGTGTATCTGACAACATAAGTGATTCAGCTTTATCAGTTTTTGGTTTAGACGAAACAGGCTTAAACTTAGTAGGAGAAATTCATGACCATTTTTTACTAACTGTTCAAATCCATGTAGCTTCTATTGTAATCATTCCAGGTGTTACAACAGAAGCTACATTTTTCCCAGTAGGTATGACTGAAGATTTAATAAAAGCTATTGATGAAAAATTTGAATCTTATAACCTAGCACTTAGGGGAATTGTTTGGTGGATATTGAATGATGATTTACTGAATCACGCTAGAACAGAATATACACAAAAAGTACTTAAAAAACCTTAATAGAATTTTATTATGGAAACAACAACAAATGCCGAGTTACCAGAATTGTCAGAAGAGCGTAAACCAAATCGTAAAGAACGTAGAGCTGAGTTACAAGCTAGCCCTAACCGCAATGCAAAGAATACCAATGGTAGAAAGACGCAAGTAGTACCAATCAAAGTAAAGAAACAGTATAAGTTTGGTACAATAGTAGAAGACACTGGTTTTAAACGTAAAATAGACCATCAACCTGTAGTCATTGCAAAAATAGATAACCGTATTGCACTCAACAAAGCCTTACGAGACAAAGTCGTGATTGCTGAAAAACCAGCAGACACGCAGGATTTATCATCAGAAAAGATTGAACATGAACCTTAAATTTTTAAACCCGTTTAATAGAGCAAAAACGGTAGTAACTCCAGAAAGAGAATTAACGGAGCAGACATTTGATTTGGATTTTAATCAGCTTATTCCTAAGCTGCAAAGTATGTCTTCAAAAGCCCAAGCTACTTTTCTGTATCGTTTTATTTGGGCTTCAAACGATCAATCACTTTTACAAGCAATCAAAGATTATGCAGAAAAAAGACTCAATGTCTTGTCTAAAAATACTGCAAGTAGACAAGCACCATATATTGATTGAACAGGAGTTTGCAGCATCTATTGTAGATGCATTTTGGTTTAACCCAGCTTATCAATGTTTTACGAATAAACGTACAGTTAAAATAGCTCATTATGGTAAGTCCGAAGAGTTGTTAGAAGAATTTAAACATCTACAAGGTGCAAGAATTTACAACATACTCTCTCACGAACCTATCATAACGCAAGCTACAAAAGATTGTATAGCTAAAGGTTTATCTCTTTCCCATTTTATTCAACGGGTAAAGGTGAAAGATATAGACGGTGATGATTACATTGATGAGTTTGGTTATTACTTGTACAGTCATTCCTTTTTAGGTTTTGAGCCTGATTTGGATTTAAGGTATGAATTAAGTACTGAACCTGAAAGAGAATTATTTCATTTACAACAGATTTACCATGATTTACTTGATAGGGAACTGCCAAACGTCACCGTTATATCTTAACGGTGATTTTAACCAGTTTGAATGTTGGGTAAACACACTACGAGAAGTAGAATTCGATATTGAAACTACAGTTTCAGATTATTGGTGTGAACGTAAAGTTATGACCATGCAGTTTGGTAATGCTCAACAACAATGGGTATTTCAATGGAATGCGTTAAACGATTATCAAAAATCATATATCAAAATTTTACTAGAATCTACGCTACTTTTAAAGCTTATTCATAATGCAATGTTTGAATGTGTTGTGTGTTTATTTTACGACATCAGAGTGCAAAATGTATTTGATACAATGGTAGCTGAACAAGTATTACACGGTGGAGAAGAAATTGGATATGGATTAGACGATTTATGCGACAGACGTTTACACATTACTTTGGATAAAACCTTACAAACTGCTTTTGGAGATAACATACTAACTCCAGCTAAAGTAGTATACGCAGCACAGGACGTAAAGTACCTATCACTTTTAAAGAAAGATATTTACCAGCAATTACAACGCTATGGGTTAGAATGGGTGACAGCTTTAGAAATGAGTATCATTCCAGCTTTAGCTGAAATGGTATATCATGGAATGGAGTTAGACGTTAAGTGGTGGCGACAGTTAGAAGAAGAAGCAGCACCGTTAGTAGGTGAAGCACATGCTAAACTTACAGCTTGGATTAATCAAGAGCCTTTTTATACTAAGGCTAAAGAACTAAAATACATTTACGAGAGCGATCAACTACGGCTTAATTGGGGCAGTGGTAGGCAAAAAAAAGAAGTATTTGCACACATTTTACCTGATATTGAAGGTACGTCAAGAGCAATAATGAAGTCTTACATTTCTAATTGTATCAAGACGAATACACTCTATCCAGAATGGTTGAACAGTGCATCTGAAGGCGACTACACTGGAGTTACTATGGAGTTGATTACTAACCATAATCAATGGTTAATCGACAGAGAGTTTCTTATTCCTAGTGGACAGTGTACAATTAATTGGAATAGTACTGACCAAGTATTACCTATATTCAAATGTGTAGAACCACAGTTAAAGAACCTTTCAGCTGAAAGTTTAGGTAAGACAAGTCATTCGATTGTGCAAGACTATGAAGACTACAAGGATACTCTTAAACTTATCTCCTCTTTTGGTGAAAAGTTTATCACTAAAAATCTTGAGCCTGATGGTAAAATACGTACAAGTTTCGACCAAGTTAAAACGACTGGTAGAATGTCTTCTTCTAAACCAAACATGCAACAAATTCCAGCTAAAGAAACCGTTGGAAATAAGTACCGTAACGCATTTATTGCTCCTAAAAATTTTGTATATGTTTCAAATGACTACATATCACAAGAGTTAATTATCATTTCTTACTTATCTAAAGACCCAGTGTGGTTAGAAGCTTTAAGTAAGGGACAAGATTTACACTCAGTAGCAGCTGAATTAGTGTTTGGAAGAAAATGGAGAGAAGCAGCTGAGCCTGATAAGTGTGAGTACTATTTTGCACACACAACTAAGGACGGAAAGCAGGTTGCAGTTTACAGCAAAGTTAAATGTAGCTGTAAAAAGCACAAGCACATGCGTAACGGTGTGAAGACGATAAACTTCGGATTGGCTTATGGTATGTCCAAATTTAAACTTGCATCTACACTTAGAATTACAGTTCAAGAAGCAGCTCAATTGATTGAAGATTACTTCAAAGCATTCCCAGGAATTAAAGGTTTGTTGGATTATTTAGGACACTTTGGTGTACGTAATGGTTACATACAAACTATATGGCCTTTTTACCGCCGTCGTTGGTTTCCCTATTGGAAATGGTATACTAGATTTATTGATTACCATATTAGGAATATCGACTATCACGGTGGGTTAGGAGAAATTGAAAGAGCTTCTAAAAACATGCCTATTCAAGGTACAAGTGCTGATTTAACAAAGACAGCTATTTATTTGATTTACGAGCACATTCACGAACACAAGTTAGAGGATAAAGTGTATTTAGTTATGCAAGTACACGATCAGATTGATTGTATAGTACATAAAGATTTCGCACAAGAATGGGCTGTAACTCAGACTCGTATTATGGAAGACGCTGCATTATGGATTATACCTACTGGGACACTCAAAGCTGAAGCTAGTATTACTGAACGCTGGTCTAAATAACAAAGTAATATGCTAGACTTAAAAAGCCAAAGTATAGAAGCAATACATATTATTCGTGACACTGTTTGTGACTACTTTTTTATCACTGCTGAACAATTTCACTGCAACGGTGAAAATAAAGCTGTGAAAAGAACACCTGGACGTAGAGCAGGTATCACGGATAATATTGTTTTTGCAAGGCAGCTGTATGCCTATTTAATGACAAAAGTTTTCTTCCCTAAACGAGTTAGTATTCAAAGTATTGGTTATTATATCTATGAAGGATACCACCATAAAAATATTTTAGTAGGTATTAGTAAAGTAGAAGATAGAATTTTTATAAAAGAACTGCCGCAAAAAGACGTAAACAGACTTATTGAAATTGCACAGATTAAAATTGATAATTGGGAAAGGAACAAAAATTTATTGACCCCTAAATTGTAGTTATGGCTGAAAACTTATTTATTCAAATTCCTAAGAATGACAGTGAATGTCGTTGCTGCGGAAAAGGAAAGGAAATCGTTTGTGATAGTTGTTATGACTTCATGAATAATGGCTATTTGATTTACATCGAATTAAAAGACCAATCGACCATTGAACGAATTAAACCTGCTCGAAATGTTGTAGCTACTAAAGCTCACTTATGGAAAGACCCAGAAACGGGTAAACCCTTTACACCAGGTTTTGCTTTTATTAAAATGTCCGATTTAAAACTCACAATGAAACATGAATACCCCGACCCAAATAGATACAAACAAGCTAACAGATTTATCAACAGAGCACCTGAGCGAAGCGAACATAGAGCAATTGAAAGCTCACGAAGGGCTGTTGAACTTTCTATTGATGGGCAAGGATGAACGTAGTAGGTTTAGAAACAGCAATAATAATATTCCTAAAATGGCTGTACTTATTGGTTTTGCTGGTACTGGTAAAACATGGTTAATTAGTAGATTGGTTCAATCCTTACAATTATTAGGAGAGAAACAATTAATTGCTATGTCAGCTCCAACACATAAAGCAGTAAAGGAATTAAAAAAGCACCCAATTAACGGTGTAGATTATGCTACCATTCATAGTTTACTTGGATTAAAGGAAAAACGTAATGAGTTTACAGGACAGATAACTTTTGAACCTGTTAAGTCTAAGAATGGAGAACCACCGCCAATATCAGATTACACTACACTAATATTAGATGAAGTATCGATGTTTGGCTCTGTTCTTTTCAACTACTTAGTGCCATGGATTTCAGCAGGACTAAAAGTAATTTTCTGCGGAGACAAAGTTCAAATTCCACCTGTAAATGAAGCAGAGAGTTATGTCCTACAAAACGCTCAGTTTTTCAACATGGACGTATTTGAATTAACTATCCCTATGCGTCAGAAAGATGGTAATCCCATTCTTGAATTTGCAACTGAAATTAGAACTGATTATATCGCTGGTAGCTTTTATCCGAAAGAACACTGGACAGAAGCTGGTGGTATTCAGCTAATCGAAGCTGGAAATGCAGACATGGAAGACACTATTCTTGAAACATATTTTACTTCACCTGAGTTCCAAAAGAACACAGATTATATGAAAGTGATTGCATGGAGAAACAACACTGTTGACATTTATAATCGACGTATTCGTGAGTATTTGTACAAAGATTCTATTGAGCCTTTAAAAAGTATCATGCTGAAGGAGAAACTTATCATGGATAAGCCTTTTATTGATATAAATACAGGTAGAATTTTGCTAACTACTAACGAAGAAATTGAAGTCATCAACATGAAAGAAATTTGGGAAGAGATTTCTTACAAAGATGCAGCAGGTTCTAAACATACTGAACAAATTAAAGTGTACGTACTAACAGTAAGTTGGTCGTCACTTTACAAAAATCAAGTAAGTACCAAATCAACTCAAATTAAAGTTGTTCATGAAGATAGCGAAGAGTTGTATCAAGGGTTTTTGAGCTTAATCAAAAAAGAAGTTCAATTTTCTTCATCTACAGCTCGTGGTTTCTTATGGAGATCCTTCTTTAAAATTGATGACAGTTATGCAAAGGTGAAATACAACTATGCTATTACTGCTCATAAATCTCAAGGAAGCACTTACGACAATGCATTGGTGTTGAAGTGGGACATAGATGTCAACGGAGCATCAGAGCGAGATGCGACAAAAAAAGGAATTAAAATTAAAGAGCGAAACAGGATACTTTATGTAGCCTGTACCAGAGCTCGTCACACTTTATTTATTGAACCATGAGTACAATAGCAGGATTTAAAAATTTACGAAAAACAACACAGCGTAGAATGATTCTAACTGAAGCTATTAACAAGGGTGAATTATTTAAGACTATTAATCTTGAGATTCAAAAAGCTTTTAAACGTGGCTTACAAATTGGTAATGACTTTAAGGGTCAACGTGACGAACATTTTGTTCCAGACTCTGTAACACATGCTTTAAAAGCAGGAATTATAGATCAAGACACATTAGCAAACTTATACGCCAAACAGGAGGGCTACAATTAATTATGAAAGAAGTCAACAACGCCAAAAATGAGTTGCAAAAACAAGCTCATTCTATTTGGCTTAGTTCTCGGCGAGTAGGTACAGTTGTAGCAGGTACAGGATTCGGCAAAAGTCGAATTGCTGTCTTAGAAGTAGAGAGAATGGCTCAGACAAACGATTTAATGTTTGATGAGAAAACTATTTTACTGGTAACGCCTACAATTAAATTGAAAGATGAAAATTGGCCTAAAGAATTCGAAAACTGGGGTGCTAAAACTTTGTTTAATGAGTACGTGGAAACTGTATGCTTTGCTTCTTTACGAAAACTAAAGGAACAAGGTAAACAGTGGAAATTAGTTATACTAGATGAAGTACACCGATTAACTCAGTTATCAGCTGAGTTTTTTGAAACTGATGGAGAAGATGTGTTAGCTGATTTTTTAGATAACGCTAATTGTGACGCTGTACTTGGCTTAACAGCTACAGTCCCAGATAAACATAGAGAGCCTGAGAAACTTAGGTTATTAGCCAAAATTGCTCCAATTGTTTTTACTTACTCACTTGATCAAGGTGTGCAAGATGGAATGATTAGAGATTACGAAATCAGAATTATTCAGCATCGCTTGAATAGTACAGATAAGTACATTACCGCTGGTTCTAAAGCTAAACCATTTATGACTACTGAAAAAGCTCATTATGAATACTTAGAAAAACAGATGGTTAAATACCGAATCGCAGCATCTACAAGTAAAATACCTAAAGATGCAGCATCGTTAGAAAACCTAGCTGCATTGAAAACTTTCGAACGTAACCGTTTTTTAGCTTCTCTGAAAAGCAAGACGCAACTAGCAAAGATGTGTATTGATAAAATGAACAATGGTGTAAAACGAATTTTGGTTTTCACTGGTTCAATTGAACAATGCAACGAATTGTTAGGTGCAAATGTGTATCATTCTAAGTCTACCAACACTGCTTACGAAGCTTTTAATCGTAAAGAAATTAATATTCTTGGAGCTGTTAAAGCTATTGATGAAGGTGTTAATATTGTTGACTTAGACCAATCGTTAATCGTGAGCTACGACAGTAGTTCTCGAAGATTGGTACAACGTATTGGTAGAAATTTAAGGCATGGTTTAGATGGTAAAGCATTGATATACATTCTATGCACAATGGATACAGCTGAAGAGAAATGGTTAGAAACTATTCTTGAAGCTTTTGATAGAAACAAAATTAAATATTACTCTTCAAAGAGTATCACAGCTCAAACTGCTTAACAATGAATTTACCTGAAGTTGTACAATGGTTGATGCAAGAAGGCTACATACTTAAAGTAAAAAATAAGTATGTAGTTACTGCAAAATTTAATAAAATAATGACAGGTAAAGAAACTGGAGTTGTTTTAATAAACAACCAACCATTAGTTATGGAAAGTGTTCCAGCAGTTGTGCCTAAAGTTGTTGATTGGACTGCAGTTTACCAGCAATTTATTGTTGAAGCTGAAGTTCCATTCAAAGGTGAAGGTAAAGATGGTACATACGATTTGAACAGATATTCAGAGCCAGCTATGAATGCTTTTAAACGAATGATTAGTAAACAGGGTATCGTGTATGAAGTGTTGGTGAAGAGTACCATGCTGTACTATAAAACACACAAACGGTATCCTTTTACTATCAGTCGTTATATTGAAGAAGGTTTATGGAGAAATGATTATTTCGCATTGTTATCATCAGCTAAGGAAGGTAAAACTGTAGAGCATATTAAACAGGAAATAGATAACAACACTGAATTTTCTCGATTTAAAAGAGGTTAAAACTATGAGTGAAAAATCAACACTAAAAAGCGAAGTACAAAAAGTTAAATCTGGGACTATATTTAGTGAAACTCGTATAGCAAATGCTTTTGTTAAAGAAAGATTTCCTAATGCGGTATTTGTTCCTTGTTGTGCGTTAGGTTGTTATTATGGAGTTTATGAAGATGCAACTTATAATGTACACGTAGCTGATTACAATTATTTACAAGCTGAAGATGTTATACCTAGAAATTGTCCGCCTCCAAGCCCATTTGGAGTTTATTTTAAATTAATATGGAAACGATGAGTGAAAAATCACATTACTTAACACCAGAAGTGGACGTTGAGTGGGCAGAGTTAGAAAAAGAATGGGCTAATCAGACTGATGAATATGACAATACTTTTATGAGTGTTGTTAAGCGTGGACTTACTGGAGCAAATGAGGGTTTAGACAATGGGATGAAGGAGATTAACCAATACATACATGGTACTCATCGTGGTAGATATATACTTATAGGAGCTGACAGTGGTGTAGGTAAAACTACTATTGCCGATTTCATGTATGTATACTCTTTATGGAAAGCAGCTAAGGCAAAGGGAATTAAACTTTACATAAAGTATTTCTCCTTTGAAATTTCTACAACTGAAAAGAAAGCTAAATGGGTATGTCAATGGATTAAAACTTTGTATCATTTAGATTTGTCTACTGATTATGTCATGGGACGTATACCCGGTTTGTTACTTACACCAGAACACTTAAAGTTAGTGATGAGGGCTTATGCAGTTGTAGAAGAAGTCATGAAAGACGTTGTGATAATTGACCACATGTTGCACCCTACAGGAATGCTGAATAAGCTAATTGAAGAACACTATGAAAAAATTGGTGTAGTAATTAGAGATGCTCCTAAACAAGGCAAGTCTAAAGGGATGATTCGTGGATACAAAGCTTACGATCCAAAATCTATGACCTTAGTTTTAGTTGACCACTTAGCGTTAATCAATGCTGAGAGTGGTTGTGCTACTACTAAACAAATTATGGATAGATGGTCTATGTATTGTGTTCAGCTTAGAAACATATTCCAAACTACTATCATCAACATTCAGCAGTTTTCTACAAGCATGATGAGTGCTTACAGAGACCAGAAAAAAAGCGAAGTTGCTATCAGTCCACAACGATTGGATTTTGGAGATTCTAGTTACACATTTCGTGATTAACCAAAAAGTTAGGTTTTATCACATAGATTAAGTAAATTACATCATGAAAAAAATTGAGATAGATATTCAGAAATTAACTGAATTTCATAGTCAAGGTTTATCTGATAATAGTATTGCATTGAAATTTCAATGTAATGCAGAAACAATCAGAAATCGGAGAAAAGCACTAGGCTTAGTATCTAATCAAGGTGTAACAATAAATGGGGTTCACATTAAGCAAACTTCGATTAAATTAAAGCAATTACAACCTTTAGTAGAACAAGGTTTAAGTGATTATAAGATTGGGCCTATACTAGGATATGATGCAAGAACTATTTACCAAGCAAGAAAGTTTTACAAACTTCAACGAGAGTCATTAAAACATGGTAAACATGTAAATGTTTCTCCGAAACAGTTAGAAATTCTTATTGGACATTTACTTGGAGATGGCAGTTTTAGAAGAAATTCTGTTAATGCTACAGGTAAAATATCACAAGGTATTGCTCAGTTAGAATACACTAAATGGAAAGTACAAGAATTAAAACCTTTATGCAGTGATGTTGTTATTTACACTCGAAAAACAATTGATGTAAGAACTGGTCTTTATTATACATCAGCAGAGGCTAGTATTTATGCAAATCCTGAATTAAATTGGGTGTACGATATGTTTTACGGTAAAGGTTATAAAGAACTTAATTCTTCTCTTCTAATGTATGTTACTCCAATTTCATTAGCTGTTTGGTTTATGGATGATGGGTATATTGGTAAAGAAGGGTCATATTGTATTGCTACTAACAGTTTTAAAGAAAGAGACGTATTAAAGAGTATTTTTAAAAAGTTTGGAATTGAAATAACTATTCATAAAATAGGAGTTACTTATATCCCAAGAAAATACGGTCAAAAGTTTGCTAATTTAATTTCTCCGTTTATAATACCATCTATGTGGTACAAATTACACCGCAGTCACGTAACTCCGTTAATTCAGGGGAAGCCTTAGAGTAAGGTAATCCTGAGCCAAGCCTTTGTAGGAATACATTGGAAAGGTGCAACGACTAAGAGTGAGCCCAGACCGGGCAATAATTCTCACACGAAAGCGGGGCATTGTCAAAAAATGACAATGAAGATATAGTCTAAACTGTAGATATAACTGATGAAACTACAGAAGTATAGGATAAAGAGCCTATACGATAATAACAATGGCGGATTTAGTGTTAGGTTTAATTAAGCCTGTTCAATACAGTTTAAAAACCTTTTATGGGTACAATCTTGACCTTATCGGGCAATACTTTATAGTGAGTTTTATTATGAAGAATAGGTATGGTCCAGCTGATCGTTGGATACCTTTATTCATGAACCCTTTAGCTGGAATATTCTACGACGTACCAGAGTTACAAGCTATGACTCCAACAGGAGCTCCAGCCATTACTTATCTTATTGAAGAAGCTCAAAGATTAGATAAAATATGTCAACAATTCAACTCCCCACTAGGGGCAACCCAGTAGAGGCCACAAGGATTGGCCCTAAGATTTTAGTTCTTTATAGTTTACCAAAAGTCGGGAAGACTAAAGAATTGGTAAACTTAGCAGAAATGCAAGATTGTTTGATTTTAGATGCTGAAGAAGGCACTGAAACCTATACTACTACTAAATTAACTATTCGAAGTACTACAGATATTGCTCAAGCAATATCAGCTGTATTTGCTGAAGGTAGTAAACGTATGCAAGCAGGTATAAAAGGTAAAGATGCTTTTCCTTATCAGTTTATCGCTATTGACACTTTAGATAAACTTGAAGAATATGCAGAAGCCACTGCTACTTTAAAGTATCGTAACGGCCCTATGAATAAGAACAAGAAATTTGAAGAGCGTGGTTTTACAACTATTACTGAATTACCTGATGGTAACGGTTACCAATACCTTAGAAAAGAAGTAATGGATAACATTGAGCTAGTTGCTTCAGCTTGTCCTTACCTTATCCTTATTGTTCACGTTAAGGAGAAATTGATGCTTGACAAGAGCAATCAAGAAGTAAAAGTGAACGACATTTCTCTCACAGGAAAATTAGCATCAATGGTGTGTGCTAAAGCGGATGGTATAGGTTACATGTATAGAACTGACAAAGGTGAGTTACGAATTTCGTTTCAAACCTACGATGGTGCTATTATGGGAGCTCGTCAGCGATACCTTGCTGGCAAAGATTTTCCTTTCGATTGGAAATTAATTTACCCAGAAGCTTTTGGTTTAGATATACCAGAGATTCCAGCAAAATCATAGCTATGATTATATCAGTAAGTGGTAGAGCCGGCTCAGGAAAAGATACAGTAGGTAAAATAATTCACTACATTCTTTCGTGTAATCGTTTAGGACTTATCCCCGACGCACAAGAGTATGTTGAGCTTTTTTATAAAACAGGTAATAATGTTCCTGATACTAATTTTCGAATTAAAAAGTGGGCAGACCCTTTACGTCAAGTAGCAGCAATCATGTTAGGTGTAGATTTAGCTTTTACTTATACAGATGAGTTTAAGCAGATGACATTACCTGACTGTTGGGATACTAGTGTATGGAATGGTATTGATACTATAGAAGTTCCAATAACAGGTAGAGAATTTCTGCAAAAACTTGGTACAGCAGATGCTATTCGTAATAATTTACATGAAAATGCTTGGATTAACGCTTTAATGAGTGAGTATAAAATTGTGAATGATGACTTGCGTCAATCTATGGGTAACGTTATAGATTACTCTCGTTGTTTTCCTAATTGGATTATTACAGACACTCGTTTTCCTAATGAACTGGCTGCTGTTAAAGAACGTGGTGGGATTACTATTCGAGTTAATCGAAAATGGATGTCTTACGAAAAAGCTAACACTGGAGAATTTGTACACGAATCTGAAACAGCTCTTGACAACGCAGAATTTGATTACATTATTGAGAACAACGGCACTATCGAAGAGTTAGTAGAGAAATGTCGTTACGTTCTTAAAAAATCCAAATTGATATGAACACAACAGAAACTTTTAACTTTTTACAGAAGTTACAACAATCAGTTTACGAAGGTAATAAACAACGTGGATTTTGGGAAGCTGGAGTAGATGAGAATAAAGGTGAACGTGTGATGCTCATCATTACTGAATTGGCTGAAGTAGTTGAAGCTCATAGAAAAGGTAATACAATATCTGTGTATTACCCGACTTGGGTAAATGTGTTAGATGTGTTAGATGATCATATTGAAGTGACTCCTAATTTTTGGAAAGTTGTATTTGTAAGTCAAGTAAAAGACACTTTACAAGATGAAATTGCAGATGTTGTAATTCGTATTCTTGATTACACTGGTGGTTTCAATATTGAAATCAGGGAATCTACATACTGTAAAGAATCAACAGGAAATTTTGCCCATGACGTACTTCAACTTACACATTACTGTATGGCAGCTTACCACAGTGATATAAAAGAATTTACAGGTAAAGATTGGAACTACGTATTAGCTGCAATCATTAGGTTTTGCGAATGGTATAACATTAATCTAATCCAGCACATAACATGGAAACTGCACTACAATTCAACCCGCCCGTACAAGCACGGAAAAAAGTATTAGATGCAATCGTGTATAACTCTGGACAATGTATTTGTACCTTAACTCCAACAATAGCTAGTGGTTTAGAAGGATACATACAAGGAGTTGTATACGACTACGATTTTGTGACTCCACCTAGATTTGAAGGAGAGTTACAAAAACCTAATTACGCTAGAGTTTACTTACTCAAAGAAGGTAATGAGTTAGACTATTACGAGATTTGCGGTTTAAACATGTTTAATCATTATTTTAAATGCCTATCGTGAAAAAATGTATTTGCCTTAAAGACGTAAAAGGTGTCTCTGGCTTTCTACATTTCATACCCGGACGTAAATACACTTACATGACTAACACTAAAACGTTAGGTGCTGAAACACAGACTGTATTTGTGTTCTATTGTTCAGATATGTACGTAGAGATAAGCTCAAACATATTTTACAAATCGTTCAAAACTTCCATCGTTAATTATTAAACAAGCATAGTATGTTTGACTTTTTAAAGACGGTTACAGTAGTGGATACTGTTACTGACAAGATTCGCAAAGTTAGTAGTCCACGTAAAGAAAGAAATCCAGAAGGATTAACTATCAGGCTGTTTAGAGATGGTAGTGTATATCCTTCACTTGAACTTATTGAGAAGTTCAATTTAGAATACCCAGTATTAGAAGCTGGTGAAACTCCTGCCAATTGTGGTAATGGTTTTGATGTGATTGACACAGATAAGTTTCCAGCTTTCCAAGTTGGTAAACGTATCCTTATCATTTCTCCTGTAAACAGGAAGAATGGTAAGATTGATTTATTTGGTAGTACTACCTATGATGAAAACGGCGTACCAAAAAGCAAAGTTGCTGAGCAAGGTGCTAAGACTTTCGGCCAAGATGAGTTCATCGGATTGGTTGAAGACATTTATGGCATCACTTTCGCTAAAGCGGCTGTTAAAGCTAAGGAAGCGACTGAAACTACAAAAGCTGTAACTGCACAACCTGCTGTTGAAGGTGTTGAGTTTGTAGATTTACAGTTTGTTGTTAATCCTAGCACAGGTCAGCCTTGGGGATTACCTACAGGTAAAACTGTAACATGGATTCCAAAGAAAGTAAGCCGTGGAGAAAAGGCTGGTGAATACACTATTCAACGTAGAGAATTACCAGTGTTCTACGCTTTATTGCCAAAGGACATTATCCCTGCTGAACAATCTTCAGCTGCTACGGATGAAATAGATAACACTGGACAAGATGGAGGTTATGAGGAAGAATCAGTTGTTCAGCAAGAACTTGCGGAAGCTTAATTTTAACTCTCATTATTTTCGGTTTATTGCAAACAAAGTGAGTGTGTAAAAGCACTCACTTTTTACTCTACCGTCAATTATTTAATTATGAATATAGGTGTAGGTATCAATGAAAATGTAGTTATTGCTAAAGCTTCAATTGAAGATAAAGGATGGCTATGTATAGAATTAGCTCCTGCTGAGAAAGCTGGAAGTGCTGCGAAAAGTTTATTTGAAGAATTGGGAACTGCTGGTGTACAAGATGCTCCATCAGGTAGTCGTCAAATGTTATTTGATCCTAAAGTTCCTGAGAGATTGAACAAGAAAGGTGAAACTGTGCCCGATGAAAAACGCCGCGAGTTGGTAGGTAATTCTATCCGTGGAGTTAGAAATCAGTTGGTACAAATTTGTGAACAATACATGGTTCAAGATGCTATTGATTTTATCAAGCCTGACATCATGTATGCAAATACAGGTATCTCAGACCCTGAGAGTTTTAATGCTCGTATTTTAGACCAAGAAGTTGTATCTAAAGTTTACAACAACATGGTAAAACGCTTTGTTGAATTGATGAAGCCTTTCTTGAACCAGAAAGAATATGCTGTACGTTTTAGATTGGCTCGCCAAAGTAAGGACAAGCATTATCCTTCTATTCCTGAGAGAGCTATTGGCGACTATCCTTTTATTGAGTTAATGAGTGTACCTCAAGCTCAATCAAAAGTTAAGTTTAGCCCTTACGAGCTTACTAACAAACTAGATGACGGAACTCCTATCTCTATGTTAGCAACTGAAGCTAAGGCTGACGGTACTCCTGTTACAGCTACTAACGCTGCTAACGTACCCGTTGTATCAAATCCTTTTGCACACCAGTAAGTATTAAATTGAACTTATGTTGGATGATTTCCTCATAGGTGAAGATGAAATTTTAGAGCGTGTAGATGAATACACGCTCTATTGTTTTTACTTGGAATTTCAACCTGAGATTAAAGTAAACTACAAATCTCCTTTAAGAGATGATGATGCTCACGCATCTTTTGGAATTTACCCAACTAGTAAAACCAGAAGTAGAGAATATATCTGGAAAGACAGTGGCGGAATTGGCGAAAGTGGTGACATTTTCAGATTGGTGCAAAAACTCTTTGATTACCCAGATAGAACAGAAGCAGTATTAAGAGTTAAGAGTGATTTTAGTTTAGGAACTAAGCTAGAGCAGAAAGAGAAGATTATACGATTTATAGCTCCACCAGTAGAGCCTTGTGATTTTAGAATTATACCTAAAGCGTTTACACATGCTGATTACGTTTTTTGGCAACAATTTTACGTTACTCCAGAAATTCTACACATGTATCGTGTTTCTCCTTTGTACTGTTACTGGTCCAATCCTAAGCAGAAAGCACCTGTATTTGCTCCGTCTTTGTCCTACGTTTACAGAATTTTTAGTCGTTATCAATTGTACTTTCCTACCAGAGAAAGAGATCGCAGGTTTAGGAATGATTTGTTTCCACATGATGTAATGGGATTAGAACACCTTACATTCAATGGGCCACTTATCATCACTAAAAGTTATAAAGACATTATGTGTCTTCGCAGTTTTGGTTATGATGCTGTTAGTCCTAAAAGTGAAAATACACCTATGCCACCAGGCTTTTTTGAATGGGTAGATGCTCGGTACAAAGACAAGTTTGTACTGTTTGATAATGACATGAAGCATCGAGGAGAATGGTATCCTTATAAAAAAGTGTACATTCCTTTAAGTTCAGGTGAGAAAGATCCTTCAGACTTCACAAAAAGATATGGATACACAGCTACTAAAGATATGCTGCAATCCATTTTAATTTAACCATAATGTTATTTACAAGAAGTGATGTAGAGCAACGTCTTGAACGTGGTTTAACAGGTTTAACTATACAGTTCATTGACATTAAAAACAATGTACAAATAGGCAAACTTCAACGGCTTGGAGTTGAAATTGAAGATGAAGAATTTATGGTAAACTTTCAATTGAATATCAAATCGGGTTACACAAAAAAGTTTCGTGTAGACTTGTATTATTTAGCAGACAATTTAACTATTTTATATGGCGATTCATATCGAGGAGACCGCACAAATATCAGGCGGATTCTCAAAGGAAATTGACGAAGGTGCTAAGAGTTTAGTGTTCGACATTCTTCAACAACACCAATATCAATTTCCAATTAAGTCCACCATTAGAGAGATTGTTTCTAATGGTGTAGATAGTATAGCTGAGAAGAATGCTGTTTTACAAATCTTGAGTGGAGAAGCTCAAGTATCGGATTTTTATGTGGAAGAGTTAGCAGGGGATATTTACAAAGCAAGCAAGTTTAAACCTGAGTACTATAACGCAGAATTTTTAAGTAAAGAGAATAATGTAATCGTAACTTATACGGATGGTGGAACTGTTGGAAAAGATACAATTACTATTGAAGATTTTGGCGTTGGTTTAGGAGATTATAGATTGGAAGGATACTTCAATCTTGGATTTTCTACTAAAAGAACATCAAAATTAGCTTTAGGTAAATTTGGTATCGGAGCTAAAAGTCCATTATCAGTTGGTGTACCGTTTTATAGTATTCGTACTAGACACAATGGTAAGGAATTTCAATTTAATATCTATTCGTCTAAAGTAGAAAGTTTAGTTCCCGAGAAAGAACTTCTAATGGAAGGAGCTACATTGACGGAAGTGTTTAATCATCCACATGTGTTTGGAAATGGTTACAAATGTTACTATCGCAACACTACAAAAAACAATGGAGTATTGGTTGAAATTGCTTGTAAGAAACACCACAAAGAATCTTACATTGATGCTGTAACTAAACAACTTTTGTACTTTACCAATGTAAAGTTGTTTGTACAGAGTGGTGACACACGTACAGAAATTCCTGTTAAGGCTGACATTCTTTATGAAGATGATTTAATTGTGCTGAGTAAAAACTCAGATTACAAGAAACCACATTTACTTTTAAACAAAGTGAATTACGGTTACATCAATTTTTTAGAGTTAGAGCTGGAAGAAAAGCTAGGTAACATTGGTATCAAAATTAACTCAGAAGAAGTGTCCATTAACCCTTCCAGAGAATCTTTTATCTGGGACGATAAGACTAGAGCTGCAGTACAAAATAGTTTTGCAAAAGTGGTTGACATAGCTGAAAACGCTATCAATAAACAATTGAGCGAAAAAGACTTCTTTAAATGGTTGAGCATAGCTAGCTCTTTAGCTTCAAAAGACCGCTGGTGGCATAATGATGAAAATGATTTAGTTTCAAGGTTGGCTGGTGTAATTGATATGACGCAAGTCCAACTTACTTACGATGGACATCATAAATTAAAATTAAATTGGCGTTTGTTTGAGGGTTTAAAAGCTCGTTATGTAAGTCTTACAACTAAACGTGAAGGTTCTAAACTAATTAAGAAAGTTGAATACACAACAAATGAAGTGTACCAATCCATTGTCTTTAGAAAACTTCCTATTCTATTACAAGTAGATAACACAAGTAACCGAAAGACTAAATACATTTTACAGCACGTTCACCAATCTGGATTTGTTTCGATTAGATTGTCTGCTGAGTATGTACCAGGTCAACCTATCACACCAGAAATGGTTTCAGATGAGCAAATTTGGGATGAGATTGATATGCGTTCAGCTAACTCAGCTACTAGTCGTCAAAGCCCTAAAGAAATTTTTATTGAACTTAAAGTTAAAGTTGTTACTCTACTTAATTTAATGGTAAGTTCAACTGAAGCACGCTGGTACGAAGAGATAGAAGTTCCTGATTGGTTTACAGGTAATAATGATGATACTGATGTGGAAGAAGACGTAGAAGAAGGTGAAGAGAAAAAAGTAGCGGTATTATCAGCAGCTGAAAGACGTAAACTTCACGGGAGTACTACATTATCTACTTTACGTGCTAACTCTTGTGGAGTCAACAGATTTAATAAAGCTTACGAATTACAGCGTTTTGAAGTGCCTATTCGAGAAATTGATAAGTGGGCAAATAACGAAGTGTATTGGAGTAACCAAGACACAGAGCCAATGTTGCACACAATTGCAATGATGACTCGTAGAACTTTTGGAATAGGATGGAGTACAGGTACTTTGTTTGAGGGTGTTAAATTAAAAACACAAGATCAAATTGACAATGAAATTAATTTACTTAAAGCTAAAAACTACACTGTTCCATACGCATCAGATTATATACGTTGTAATAATTTTCACGACGATTCAGAAGTACGTTTAATTCGTGTAGCTCAAGACAATGTAAAGTACTACCAAGACTTCAAACATGTAACTAAATTTTTTAGAGAATTAAAAGGAAAAACTATCACTATGTCAAGCACATTACAACGTTGGAACACAGCTAGAATGTTAAAACAACACATAGTTAAGCTTGAGTTTCTAAATGGGTTTGCAGTGTTAAGTCCACAAAAACATGCTCAGTATAAAAAGTTAGAACTGTATGTGAACACGCATTATAAACACATTGTAGCAGGTAAGATTATTGGTACAGAACACATTAATGACCTAACTAAGTATTTAGATTCTGTAAGTCAATTTCAATTGTACGTACACCAAAACCCAGAAGATGTTGCTGGTATTGCTCAACTAGCTCAAGAAGTATTTAATCCTGCAGCTGGAGTTGAAATTAACAATGCTTGTGCTTTTGATAACGATTTATATCAAGAGTGTCAAGAATTAGTAAGCTGGGCAAATTCTGTATACACGATGTTAAACATGATACCAATTTTGACTGATGCCGAAAGCTTGTCAGAAGCTCAAGAGCAGGAGATTGTTAATTACATGAAGTACAGGAACTGCGAACTTTGATTTTACATTTTAAAACCATCAATATGATGATTACACTTAACGTGGTTGGAGACCACATTACAGGACACTACAATGGTAAGCCCTTTGCAGTGAAATTTAGCCCTGAGAAGTACAAATTAATGGAGGAAGCTGCTAGTAAGGCTAGCACCGTTTCTACCACAGAAGAATTAATGGCTGTATTCTCAGATTTTGAAGCTCTTACCAAAGAAGACTACAAAGAATTGATTGAACATGCTCAAGGTGGTAAGTATTTATATGTCAACCAGTTTACAGGTAAAACTTACTTGAAGATTGGCAACATGATTAGCACAATTCCTTTGCCGAACGCTTTAGTAGACCGTATTATCAGCAGCGTGGATAAAAAGATTAACGACATTAATCCGTTGATTAAATGTTGGGCAAGATTCATTAGACCTGTTAAGGGTAGACCAAAGTGGAATGATACTAGAGGTGCTAACTTTGCTGCTTACATCAATGCTGAGTATGTAGATACAGCTCACGTTGCTAAATTGATTGATGAGCTTGGGCTATCAGCTGAAGCTGCAACTAAAATGGCTACTACTAGACAGGTATCAATTACCCAAGAAGGGTTATTGGTTTGCTATAAAGTAAGCCGTGAAATTTTAACTCGCTATGAGTTGAATGAGCAGGAAGAAGTACTTCAAAAAAGCAGGTATAAACCTACAGTTGACCCTGATACAGGTGTTATCACTTATGATGAGCCAGCACATAACGAAGATCGTTTGTTTGAGCCGTGGGTAATGGGTAAAGGTGGAGATGAATTTTTCTGTGGAACCAAACCTGGCCATTTCATCCGTGTAGGTGAAGTGCATTATCTTGACAGCTGGGATAAAGTAAGCACACCAGGTTCTAAAGGGCTGCATTGCGGTAAACTAAAGTCTGCCGCCTAACATAGTAATATGTTATGTTAAATTAAGCAAATACGGTGAAAACTAAGGTCATATTTTAGGGGATTACATTATAATGGAAGTATTCACGTTAGAGAGTTGAGTAACAAAAGTACAATTTACATTTGTGGAGTTAATTATGAGTTTATTTCTAAACTCCAAAATTACTTACTAAGTAAAAGTATAAAGTGCACTTCTCACGTAGAAACAAGAGACCATTAATGATAGAGTAAAATTTTATAAATACATCTATCAAAATGCTTCAATTTTCATGATTCGAAAGAAACTAAAATATGATTATGTCAATACCGTGCTAACCAGAAAGAACTGGCAGCGTAGAGCGTAGGGACTGAGCGTTAATCAAGCAATAACGTCCCCAAGAGTGCTTAACCCCGTAGTGAAACGGGTGAAAATGTACGCCAAACTACTTGGAAACTTGTAGAGGTTGAGATAAAAAGCTCAATGGGAATATGAAAGGGACTTAGATACATCTCTGGTTACCAACAAAAAGGTTCTGTTACACACTACATTTTTGTAGACCCAATGGATATTCATACTGTTGGTGGATTAGGTTATGGCAGCGATGGAGCAATGACTGTAAAGCGATATTTCGTTCACGGTAGCTTCAAAGGTGTAAATAAATCTATCTACCATAGTAGTGAGTACGCCAAGTTAACTGATGCTGAATATGAAGAACTGGTTAAAAAAGCTGTTGAACAAGCTTCAGTGTCAAAAGATGAGCTAGATAACTCTATTGCTCAAACGCAAAACTTATGTTAGAATTAGATTATGAGTAGAAACCACCGCACTGCTGGCCACAATTACGAAAGATTTGAAGCTGACCAATTAAGAAAGTCAGGTTTATTTCCTAACGCAGTTTGTAGCCGTGCAGAAAGCAAATCCAGAGATGATAGTGGTGTAGATTTGATGAACAGAGAAGAATCTACTCAAGGTCGTATGGAGTATAACTTTCAATGCAAGAACTCTAGCCAGATGTTGAACTATCATAAAATCATGGAGCATATTCCGAATAGCCCAGACATTATGAATGTGATACTACACAAATTTACATTAAAGCCTAAGAACGGAGGAACTGTGTTTGTGACTAAGGGAATGTATGCAATTTTAAAGCGAGATGATTTCTATAAGTTAATGGAATTTCGTCGTGCCTTTGAAACTGTAAAGAAAGCAAGCGATGCTTGTAAAGACCTTAACAGTACCACAGATTTGCATAAGTTAGTGGACTTGATTGATACTATTAATTTATAATGGACAATTTAACTATTAGAGCATCAGCTGCATATCAAATTGCAGCTGATGTTTTTTCATTTCTTACTCGAAGTTCTACAATTGAAGTGTTACAACAATTAGAAAGTACAACTGAAGCTAGAACAGTTGTTGAATTCGTAACTACAAATGTTAACCGAGCTCAAACTGTAAAATCTTATCTGAGTTAGTACACATAAAATGTTGTGAGTAAAACACAATTTGGTAGAACTTTTACTACCATTTAAACCATGAACGAATTGAAACCCTTAATGCATCCGCAGCCAGATTACTCTGAAGTATCTCTGGTGTTAATTGATGGAGATTCTATTCCTTATATACTTGGTTGGAACCACAAAGACCACGATGACGTTCCATTTATGCTAAACGCTGTTGATAATTTTATGAAAGAGTTATTGCTGGTAGCCTTTGCAGATAAGTGGATTGGTGTTTTAAGTAATGACTCTGATAAAAATTTTCGTAAAGAAGTTTATAAGGTACGTAGGTACAAAGGAGATCGTACAGAAAAACCAGACTGGTATATAAAATGGAGTCCGCATATTGAAAAACATTTAGAAGAAAACTACGGTTTCCTTCGAGCTAATGAAACTGTGGAGACAGACGATGTAATTGCACGTTTGTCGGAGCTGTACCCTAATGCTCTTATAGCTTCACCTGACAAAGATTTGAAGCAGTTACCGGGTAAGCATTTTAATTATAAGAACAGTCAATTTGAAAACGTATCAGTACAGAAAGCATCTTACAATTTGCATACGCAATTACTGATGGGTGATGAAACTGACTGTATTGTTGGTGTACCCAAGTTAGGCGAAAAGACAGCAGCTAAATTGCTTACTGAGGTAGATTGGTTTGAATATACAAACCATGTTCAGATGCAGTACATCAAGTATTATGGTGAACACTACGGTAAAATTATTTTTGCTGAAACTCAAGCTGTTGTGACTTTGTTGACGGAAAGAGGTCATCCTATGTGGGAGCAATTAAAATTTGATATAGCTTTACTTTGATAAAAACCTCGAACTATCAAATGTGTAATTATGAGTGAGTTCATAAGTATTATTAACGAAAAGAACCTGTGTACTTGGTACATTCTACCGTTATTAAGTCTTAACAAGAGTAGTTTCGTGGACTTTAACTTTGTCGATAGTTATATGTCCAGAGATGGTAATGCGATAGCAGTAAAGGTAGTAAGCATAGACTTTTGTAGTGAGCTAAAAAATCACGAACACTACTCTCAAGTGTTCATTGTACCCAGTGAGGAAAAGGAATACATTATCTTCAATATCCCTTCAAGATGGAGAGATGATGTGAACTGTTATTTACAAGGTCAATATTCTAAATTTAGCGAAGAAGCTAAGATGTTGATTAAGTTAAACAGTGGGTTAAAGTACAATGTAGATACAGAGTGGGGAAAGAAGACAGATGCTGTTTTATTAGCTCTGGATAAACACCCAGCTTTGAGAGAACAGTGGTCTATTGAACTTACAGCTGATTCAGATTATGAAGTCCCAGAGAATTCAGAATTATTAAGCATTCCATCCGCAGAGTCTTTTATCAATTTAGAAAACCTCACTACATGTTAGTGGGGTTTTTAATTTTAAAATAGCATAGAATTATGTCAAAGTATAAATTACCAGTCAATTTCAAAGATTTGCATTATACTGAAAGAAAAGAGGTAATGCAACAATACATTGAAGAGCAAAAAGGAATTTGTTATTATTGCAAATGCAGTTTAAATGAACCAGCACCAATAGATAAAAAAGTGAATTGGTCGTTATTTCCTGAAAACTTTTTACAGTATTCAATTCATTTACAACACTGTCACAAAACAGGAATGACAGAAGGTGCTGTACACAACTACTGTAGTGCTGTATTGTGGCAATACGAAAATAGGTAGAATATTCATTGCTCGGTAAGTTGTACTAAAGTTGATTAAAGATACACGGTTTAGCAAGTAATTTGGCTGCCCTGCTTGCATAAAACCGATTGTTATGGGCAGGCAATTAGAGACTATGAACATAATTTTTTTAGACATTGATGGTGTGTTAAATTGTCAAATATTCTACACCAACCGAAAGAAATCAAAAAGCATAATTGAACACCCACAAGACCAAATATGTACTGAAAGGGTTGAGTGGCTAAATCAGCTTTGCAAGGATGTAAATGCAAAGGTTGTTATTTCATCAACTTGGCGGCATAGCGGATTAGATTACTGCAAAGACGTTCTTAAAAAAGCTGGGGCGACATTTGAGATAATTGATAAAACTCCCGACCTAAGACACGCAGGTTGTTTAAGGGGCAATGAGATAAACCTTTGGATTGAGCAAAATAAAGAAATGCTTGGCGTGTGGCGTTCTGATTTCAATTCCTATGCAATTATTGATGATGATAGTGATATGCTTTACTGGCAGCGAAATAATTTGTTTTTAACCGATACTTATTCTGGTCTTACCCCGAATACTTGTTATCGCATAAAACGTCATTTTGAGCAATTAGGGTGTGTCCCTGTTTGATCATAACGTAAAAGTATTGTCGTTCGTTACGGCATTGAAAAACAAAAGTTCAATAACAATTAAAAGCTAAATATATGCACAAAGTTGAAGTTACAACGTCAAGCCGTAATGGCGGCAATACAGTATTACCTGCTGCCTTGTCTGTCGAGCAGGGTAATTGTCTAATTGCAGAGTTTATGGGGATGGAACGAACAGAAAAAGAGACAGGCGAACCAACATTTAAACAAGAACAAAATGCAGTTATATGGGCTTCACAGCTTATGTATAAAAATTCGTGGGATTGGCTAATGCCTGTTGTTGAAAAAATTGAAGATAATTTCAAGGCACACATTACTATCTACAACAAACAATGTTGGGTTGAATTTTATGGCATACACGATGACCCTTGTCAATTTCATAATAAAGATAAATCCACCATTGAAAACATTTGGTTATCCATTGTAAGTTTTATTGAGTGGCATAATCAGCAGGGTTTGTCCAAAGGTAGCAGGTAACGGTTCGGGTGTTTAATTGAAATACAAAATTTGATAACATGGAAAAAGTTGATTTGAAAAACGAAAGTGAGCCGTTGAATAAACACCTTGTTACCTGCCGTTGCATGGTATGTGGCGAAGAATTTAAAGGCGAAGAACCTAAAATGTGTTGTAGTGGTAGAGATTGTGGATGTATGGGAGTGCCAATAGACCCCATTATTTGTTCAGAAGAATGTTACAATAAGTTGCCTTTTCGCAATGGCAGGTAACGGTTCTGGGCTTTGTGCAGGGCGTAATTTATAGGTGTCAGCCCAGCCTTTGCACTTAGCTAAATTGAAAAACTAAAGTTGAATTATATAACCGTCCGCAAGCCTTGCACAAAACTTTTTGTTGCCTGCTGCTTGAAGTCATTTTGACTTAGGACACAAAACAAAAAAAATACATGTCTGAACAAGAAATTTTAGAAGCAAACAAACTGATTGCTGAATTTATGGGAGCAATTGTACTTAAAGAGCCTATTGGACATGCTCAAAGAAACATTCAATTTTTATACGAGGTAGAAGGTATTTTTTTACATAGGGATTATGATTTAAAATATCATATATCATGGGATTGGTTAATTCCAGCATGTGCAAAATTCGATTCAATTTTTTTTGGCGAAGACCGTACAGATATGCAACAAGAGTACATTGAACTATCTGACGAACTTGACTTTAAGGCTACATCTTATGAATTAATACCATTATTTGAACAGTTAGTTAATTGCATTAAATGGTATAATTCGCAGCTTGTGTCCGACAAGTAGCAGGCAACGTTTGCGGCTTTATGCTGTTGGCACTTAGGTATTTTAAAACAGCATAAAACCGATGTTGTAGGTAGTGCATTTTGTTAAAAATAAAAACTTCTGGGTGGAGTTATAAAACCCAATTAAATATTATGCGACACGTACAAAAAGCATTAGTTAAGTTAGTTGCAAGTGAAATTAAAAATCCAGCAATAAGTGATGAATTTATTGCAATAGAAAATGTAGAATATGTAAAAGGGGTTGCCCCAATTGTAAAGTTTACAATTCAAAGCGACCCAATTGGTGAAGTTGGTGTAAATGGCTGTCAAGCATTAGATATGTTAAAGTATGTTAAGTGTTTATTTGAAAGCCTTAACGATTCGTTCCCTTGCTTTGAAAATGATAAAACAATTTCTCATATACAAGAAGCTATTGAATGGCAAAATGCAAGAACAAAAGACCGTCTTGCAAGAAAAGTAGAAGGTGCAAACAAGGCTTAAATTGTCAGGCTGTGGCGGCATTCTTAGGGTGTCGCTGCATTGCCTACAACGTCAAAGCATAGGCGATTGTGGCGGAATTTGAAAAACGTCAGCCTAGCCTTTAGATGCAGCCAAATAGCGATTTGCAGTTGAATTACTTAATCAGTCCGCCGACATATTGCCTATGCAATGTTAGCGGTTCGTTACTTCTAAATGAGAACAAAATGACAGATAAACAATGGCAATCAGTTATCAATAAATGCAGAAAAGCAGGTAACGAACATCTTAGGCTGTTAAAAATAGCAGAAAATGAATACATAAAAAGGTATGGACATAACCCATCCGAAGTTGATGATGATTGGTGGATTGACACCTTGCATTATTGTAAAGGTAATACCGACTTGGAAAAGATTAAGCAGTCTGCGGAGTTACGCAATGACCGCTAACGAACAGGGCTTGGCTGTTGTAGCTGGAATAGTGAACGTCAAGTTGGGATATAAAGATTAATTATTAACCAAAAGCTGAACTACATACAAAAGATGGATAGCGTTACGTCAGATGGATTTGAAGCACAATAACGATATACTGTTGAAGTGAATTATGTCGGGCAGCTATAACGCCAAACCTTTTGTTGTAGGCAGTTAAAATTTGTCAAATTATGACACAAAAAACAGAATTATTTAAAAGAGATTTAGAAGCATTATTAAAAAAGTATAATGCAACAATGGAAATTAAAGAGCCTGAAAGTTATATTGAAAGCCATAAAATAAGTGTGTTTTTTGATAGCGTTTGGGATAACAATGCAAATGAATGTATGGAGGAAAGCCAAACGTTAATATTAGGTAGTTGCGTCATTCCTTAATTGCCTACAACGAACAGGGCTTTGTGCCGTTTTGGAATTTGAAATTCGTCAGCTTGTACAAAAGCTGAAAAAAGGTACAAAAGTTGAAACACAGCATCCGTCAAGCCACAGTAACGGCAATACTTTTGTTGTAGGCAGTGTTTACTGTCTATTTGGAAAGCATAAGTGGGGCGGTGATGATTTTAATACTTGTATAAATTGTCAAAAGAAAGCAATTGGATTACCTAAATATGAAAACCCACCACCGCCACCTGCAATTAATAAACAGGTATATTGATTATTATACTTTGCTTGTACCATTTCATACCAAAGTCTATTTCTCATAAGGTGATTTTTTTAACATTGCCTACAACGAGCAGGTATTGCCGTTGCTGTGGGAATAGCGTTCCGTCAGCCGATTAGCGAATTAATAAAAGTACAATAATGAACAAAAAGCAAATTGCGGATTCGTCCGCCCCAACTGTTTTATACCGTGTCTTACCGCTCGTTTTTGTTCTTGTCTAAAAATAATTAGAAATATTTTGAAAATAATTACAAAAATATTTGGTAAATAGAAAAATACGTTGTATATTTACATCTCTAAAAACTAAAAAAATGGAAAACTTATTAATCGTATTAAGAGGAATATCAGCAGGATATAAAACAATATTTCAAAATGAAGCTGGTAGTTATGTATCAAAACAGGTTGATAATTTTCAGACACACACCTTACATGAAGGCTGTGAAGAATTTGATATTGAAAGTAGGTTAAAGTATGAACTTTATGGTGAATATCCCTTGAGTTTATCTAACGAGTTAGATTATAATAAAAATGTTAAACCTGCTTTTAAGTTTTAAATGAACCGCCAAAATATAATAGTAGTAATTGCCCCGACTTTAGAAGTTTGGGGCAATTTTAAAAAGTTGTGCGAGGCTAAAGGCTTTGATATTTTGCCTTATCATTCTTTAAAATCGAAGCCTTTCCCTATTATTCACAACGACTGGGTAATTCACAAAGTGCCGTTTCTTTAAATGGGCGATGATGAAGTTAAAAAGCAAGTTGGGTTTGTGCCAAAAGGCAAAACGCAACCATACTTTAAAATCAAAGGCAAATTAGTAAGCAGAAATCAGTTATTTGATAACCGATATTGCATTAAAATCTTACCTAAGAATAGGGTCAATAACAATGACCTTATTCTTAAATTGTTTGATGAAGTGTTTAAAGGAATTTAGGTACGCCACTTTGATTTTTTTAATACAGTGGCTTACCATTTACCTGCAGGACAACCTTCGTCAGGGCTATTCGTTTTAGCTGCTAAGGGACAAGTACAAAGTCTACATTTATAAATTGAACCCTCTTTGTTTACAGCTTGGATAAGCTTTTGACCTGCAGTAGTCAGTTGTACTTTATCTGGGCAAGTGTCACATATATTAAGTCTAAGTTGCATTAAACTTTTCACTTCTTCTGTACCGTTTATAAAGTTATACCAGCCTTTCGCAATACTGATTAGTTGCATAAAAATGTGAATCTATACTGTAAATATCGTACCAATATCCGTTATCTACAATTTTAAATTTAACCCATTTACAACGTCTAGCTTTTTTCATCTTCGTTTTATCCCATCCTGTTTTTTGCATGACTTCAGTAGCTTTTACCCATAGTTCTTTCTTATTCATGCTGCAACATACTTTACGTCTACCTTGCTTAATTCGCAGCGTATTCACATTATAATCCCTTCCAGCTATTGATGATTTCAGTATCAATTTTATGTTGAGTTACTGAGTAATAATTCTCTACACAAGTCTTTATAGTAATGCCCATGAGCTTGGCACAAGTTTCAGATGAGATGCCTCTGTCAGCACACATGGTAATGGCGAACGTGTGTCTTCCAGTGTGACTGGTAATGCGTTTGTCCCATTTAAAATGTTTATTCACGTTTTTTAAATGTCTATTGATGACAGGCTCTGCAAGTGTAAGCGGATATAGTTCTGTAAGTGCAATAATCTGTTTTAAGCTTTGTGTCAAAGGTATGAATACCCACTCATTATTCTTATGAGCTTGTATCTTAACTTTAGTTTCATCCACATGAGCTTTAGAGTTGAATTTATACCAATCACTAATTCTAAGTCCGGTGTAACAACCCAATAGTAAGTATACAGCTACTACCTTATCATTACCTTTTAAGTCATTGAGTTTATTGAAAATTGTTTGTACTTGCTCCAAACTAAGGTAGTCTTTTACAGGTGTCTTATACACAGGATTCTCATAGACTTTAAATGGGTAATTGGTGATTAATCCACGTTTGATAGCTGCATTGAAAATAGACTTTAGAGTTTTGAAGAGAGCATGAATGTAATTGTTGTTTACAGTTTTTCTCAGGTGTGTTTCATAAGCGTATAGAAATTCAGCTGTAATATCCTCGAAGTTTAAATCTTTATTACCGTAGAATAGCTCAAGTCGGAGTAGATGTTTAGTGTAATTAACCAATGTACCTGGTGTTCGCTTATGTTCAACTTCTTTACTGAATTTTGTAGTAAATTCAAAAATATTGGTTTTCTTCTCGACTACCACAATTTGTTTCAGACTGTTCTTTAAATCTTTAGCGGAAAATACTTTTTTCTGAAAGTTAAGCATGTTAGCAACGACAGCTACTTGGTTTTTTCTAAAACTTAAATCTTCATTGATAGTTTTCTTGAGCTTGTGTAAGATCACTTCTTCCTTGCTGGCATCCCATTGACTTTCTTTTATTTTATACCCAGTGCTTTTATATGCAGCTTTACCTTCAACTATAAATTGAAAGTAAATAGGAAATTGTCCCTTAGTATTCGGGCCACTATACTTCCAAAGAATAAAATGAGCTGAGTAATCAACCATACTAAAGTATTACTAAAGTAAATGTAAACTTAAATCTACCTGTTTGTCTCTCGTTGTACCTACTTGACACTAAAAATGCATTGATAGTCAATGCATTTTTTAATTTAGCTGTAAAGTAGCCATCTATTGAGAGGTCCCGAGCGGATTCAAACTATCTACATATTAGGCTGATTACTACTCATTTAAACTGTATGATTTTTTAACACTAAAGTAATTCTAAAGTAACTAATTCTGAAGCTTCGTATTTATGAATCGAGTTTTCAATTAACACCGCTTCACGTTCACGACGAGTTAAAAGAGCTGTCATTCGTTTCTCAGACAATGTTGAAAGTAAAGTTTTATCATCCTTACCATCCCACAATCGCTTCATCTCTCTCACTTTATCAGCAATAGATTTGTAACGAAGTACAGTAGAAGCTTCAGTTAAAATTGATGATGGTGTTATCATGTCAATTAAAGGCTTCAACTCTTTCATCTCTCTACGTTTAGAGCCTTCAGTACTAGTACCACGATTGAACACTAAACTAAGTAATGCACCACTTGCGTCAGGAGTTAAATTAACTGTATTAGGATAAGCACGAACAAGCTCTTTAGCAAATCTTGGTAAAGTGTCAGTTGTAAATACTTCGTACGCTAGTTCCCAGCTTATTTTAAACCCTTTTACAGCTTGAGTAACTTTACCACCAGCATTAGCTCCTTTAATACCAGCTACGTTTAGCATGTAATTTAAAATGTTTCCATTGACTTTACCTTCCCAGTCTTCACGAATTTGTTCTCTGGTATTATAACCTAAGTCGTAACCCATACCAACTGTAACTCCAGATGCACCTGTTGGCCATGAAGGGGCTGCAAGGAATTTATTATAGTAATCTTTACCACCAGTCTCATCATTAATTAACTGGTCAATGGACTTTTTTGAAAATGTAATCATCATGTGAATAGAGTTGATATAAAAGAAATTTTTTTACGGTACTTGTACGCTACAACAACTAAAACTATTAAGAGCAGTGGAAACAAAGACAACCATGGGACTCGCTTAGTTTTAATCTCTTTCTGCGTAATTTTACTTTCAGTGTGTACAGCAGTAGTTTTACCTGACGTACTTCCAGTACTGTCGTTTGTACTTGACGTAACAGTGTTATCAAAAGAAGCTTTGATTCCATCTTTAGTTTCACTTTTCTTGTTAGTTTTAACGCCAACTACTTTACGTCCACCAGGGTCAACTATAATACTGTCCCCTTTTTTAGTGATGACAATAGGGCCGGTAGCTTTAGTTGTATCTTTTTTGTCAAAGTCAATTTTAACTCCAGATTTCTCTGAAGTTTTTTTGGTTTTACTACTGTCTTTTTTTACAGTCTCTTTTTTAATGGTTTTCTTAACTTCGAACGTGTCTTTATACTGATGTTCAGTACTATCTTTTTTTAGGATTGACGTTGACTTAGATACATTACGAGTATTACAACTCACTATTAAAAAGAAGAACAAGCTGAATAGATACACAACAGTTTGTAATTGTATTAAAGCTTTTTTCATACTTCCTCCTTGTCTTTAGATGGCTTAACACCTACTAATGCTCCAAGCATTAGTAAACCAGACATTGCATTTGTCAAGTAATTTAAATACTTGACTTTTACAGCGTCTAAAATTGTTGGATCACCAATAATAATTTGTTGAGTGATAAACATAACAATGTACATCACAGCAATAACAGCTACAAGCCACACAGGTGGAGTTTTTAGTAACTGTCCAAAACCAAATCCTAACTGTTTCATAATTTATATATTTAAATTTTTGAAATAAAGTGTTGAATAATAGCTGTAAGAAGAGCCCCAAATAATGCAGCACCAGCCAGCAAAGTTTTATCTCTGCCTTTGTTGTTATTTTCAACAGCTTGTAAATGAGTTATAATCTTATTTATCCCTACAACTCTATTTTTTACACCAGCAACCTTATCTTCTAAATTGGTTACTCTACCATTTGTTTTGGTAGTTTGATACAAAATTTTGTCAAGTTTTTCATCGTACTTTTCATCCATTTTATCGATTCTATCAATGAGGTATTGCAGTTGTTCCATTTTTTAAAATGTGTAAATGTTATAAGTTATTAATCTTAAATTAGTTTACTATCCACCAATCAAAAGTGCTTGCATCGCTACTATTGATACTTGTTACAACAAATGAAGTAGCTGCTGTTTTTACTAATTTGTGTTTGTTTCATACAATGGGAGTGCTCATTCCCATTTAATTAATCTAAAAAATCAATTATATCAATCATAACTTCATCTCTGTCGGTTATAAACAGTTTAGTAACAGTATCGCTAATTATTGCCAACTTACCATTTTTTAAATGCTGTCTAGAACAATAATCTGCATTTAGTTTAGCACTTTTTTGAGAACTATTAATCTCGTCTATTATATTAGTTACATCCTCGTTCTCGTCAAAGAGAAAATATGGCTTTATCATAAAAAATATTTTGCTGTTAAAAATGCCATACGGTCAACAGGTGTATAGCCAACTTGGGTATTCCAAATAACCAACTCTCCTATTAATGATGAATTATCATAATCACTTGCAGATGGTACATAAAATTTGGAGTTAAAAAAATTTGGAGAATTTAAATTATAATCAGTACTCCAATCGAATCGTGAAACATTTTCACTTCCAATTGCAATAGACCCATACATTGAAATGCATGTACCAAGACTTGCACCTGAATACCAACGATAAATATAGTAACTAAAAAATCTGGTTGGCCCCGCTCCGTTAGATTCTCTCGTAACTAACGCAGAATTATTTGAACGTAGTTTGCAAAAAATTACAGAAAATCTAGCCTCATTTAAAGTTGAATCGCTCAATAAAAACTTTCCTGGCCCAGGCACATCTAAACATAAAATACCTTTTGCATTTGTGCTTAAAGAAAATTGATTGGTAGTAGTTGTTTGTCTCAAATGATTAAGGCCTCCGGTTTGGTCGTACCATACAGTTACAAAGCCTGTAGTTGATGCAATAAATGTTGTATATGCACTTGCATTAAAATCACCATTTACAGTAAAACCAATATCCATTTCAGCATTGTCACTCGCTCTCCTTACTCTAAGGGCTGCACCAGTATAAGTAGATCTTAACTTCCTAACGCTATAAGCGACTTTAGGCTGTTCTGCAATTTGGTCAAGTGGGAAAAGTTGCTGTACAGAGTTGTAGTAAGACCCAATTGCTGGATGTTGGCAAAAAGCAACCGTTGCAAAAACCTGTAAAATTAGTATAATAAATAATCTTTTCATTATCTCACGTCTTTTTGAATGTTCCAATTAAGATTAGTGCCGTCATTCCAAAATGTTAGTATATCAACTGCATTAGCGGCAGTTGAAAGAGCTATTAAACCATTTGGAAATTTTGAATTCGCAGGGAAAGCTATAGTTCTACCACCTGTTGCATCTTGCGTAATTTTTAAAACTCCAAAGGTGTTTGCAACCATATTGGTTATCGCTAATGTTCTATTTCCAGCCAGCGTTACGCTTCCACTATAAGAGGTTGCATAATTCCAAGTAATAGTTGCAGCATCGCTTAATGTTTGTACGGCAGGATAGGTTAATTGTGTTGATGCAATTGATTTATTCGTTAGCGTTTGTGTGCCAGTTAAAGTAACAACATTTGTACTAAGCCTTGCATCAGGAAGTGTACCTGTTGTTAAATTAGTTGCTGTTAAAGCTGTTAAAAGGCTACCGTTTAATGCAGGTAAAAATCCTGAAGCATTTAATTGCACTAATTGATTAACTCCATTAAAAGTATTGCCCTGCAAAGTGATATTGTCAGTTATTCCATACCCTGCTAATGTAGTTGGTTTACCAGTTATACTCGACCAGTCACCACCACCACCTGCAACAGTTGCCCAACTAGTGGTTGTGCCATTTGTGGTTAAGTATTTACCACTGTTTCCAGTTTGAGTTGGTAAAGAACCAGGTGTAACAGAAGGTAATTTAATAGTTATCTTAGAACCTTGACCTAAACTATTAAACGTAACAAGTATGAAAAAAGTCATCAAAAATGTTGTAAATTTCATTTTAAAAAGTTTTAAATTGAATAATTCTCCAATTATCTGAGGTAGCTATTAACTCCATACTTTCTTTAGTGTTAATGTGAACAATTTCTGTTTCTCCTACATTAAGAACATTTGAAGCTCCAGTTACAGCAAATGTCCATTTCCAAATTGTTTCTGACTTACTGGTATGAAATATACTTAAACGTCTTCCTACACAAGTAGCAGGATCAGGTAAAGTCAAAGTACGTAAAGCTGTAGGGTCTTGTAACCATACAGCTTCATCAGTGGACGTAATTGTATAGTCTGCATCTAGTACTTCAACTAAACTTGAATTAAAAGGTTTATAGTAAGTTTTAGGTATTGTTTCCAAAATACCTGTAGTATTGTTTTTACTAACTAATTTATAATCCCCTGTACTAGCTATCATACTAGCTGAATTAAAGGCAAGTTTAGTTGTATTAAGTTGTAAAGTAGCAGTATCTATATCAGCACTTAAATTAATACGTGGTATAGTTCCTCCAGAGCTTGAAGTTGAATAAACTATCCACTGTCCATTATAATTTTGATACCAACGATACTGACCTGCATTTTTATAAGTAAGAGATTTATTGTTAAATCCAAAATCTCTATCACTTGTTAAAGCTCCATTAGAATTATATATATTGTTTTCTCCACTCCCACTTCCATTTGCAATTGTACCTGTAAAAGAGATAGTATCTTTTCTAGTACCGTCTTTACTTGCTATTAAAAAAGCTGTATCATTTAAAGGTTCAATAAAGTAATAAAATTTATTCACAGAGTCTGCACTCACTCCACCGCCAGAGTACTCTATCCAATTGTTAGGCGTACCTGCCACACTATCCAGTCTGTAAATTTTCTTATTTGCTGTAACGGTTACATACATACCATTATAACGTACTGCAGTAGCAATGCTGTCTCTAGCTGTAAGTCTTGGTACAGTTTGAACTGCGTTAGCAATAAAAGTTCCATCAGCTATAAAAAAACTACCATTAGGTATAAACTTAGCTGGAGTTTTTAACTGAGCTTGTGCAGTAAACCCAAGTAATAGGACAAAAACTGTCCAAAGTTGTCTAAATAGTTGTCTCATTATTGAAAAGTTAAACTGGTTACTGGCCCACCTTGTAGTACTTGCAATGTGTAAACTACAAGTGGTACTGTATAAGATTGAGCATTTGAAAATGAAGTTTTATATATTTTTTTCCACCCAGCATCATCAATCGTAAAATCTCCAAGTGTATTAAATATTCTAGTTAAATCTCCTAACGCTGAAGGATAAGCATAGAACACATATTGACCTGCAGCTGGAATAGTGACGTTTGACTGGCCTTTTGCAAAAGAGAATCCTTGTTGAGCTGCAGCTCTTACTTCTGCATCTGTTGGTGTAGATGTTGCTGTTACACCAAAATAATATTTAGGAGTTGGTATGTAGCTTAATGTGTTGCTTGCAGCAGTACTTGAAGCTGGTAATCTAATCGGAGATGCTGGGTCACCAAGATTGTCGTAACGAAGTGGCCCTTGAGCATAAGTGATTACGCCTTGGTAATTTGCAGTAGTAGTTATGGATGAAATTGCATCAGTATTAATTCCTACTCCAAAAGATGAGCCATTCCTACTGTATAAAGTACTTGTAGCTGCCCCTGCGTCACTTGCTGGGTTTACAAGCGAACTTGAGAGTGTTATTGTACCTATGTTAGTTCCTATTTCATAATAACCCGGTGAAGGTGAACCACTGATTGATGTAGTTGGGTAAGTGTAAACATAAGGAACAGACTTGACAGCTCCTAGCAATAACAATTCGGCTGCTGTTTTTCCTTTAGCTGGTACGCTATCTCCATTAGCCCATTTTAAATACGCAGTAACCCCTTTCACTTGAAAATTAGAAGGAAAGGTATCACGAGATTGTACAGTTTTCATTACTAAATTTCCGTTAGTGGTGCCGTTTTTAAACCAGTATTCCACAGTATTACCGCCAACAAAAGTTAAGCTATCAGCTTGGAGTGTACCACCTACATTTACAAAAACAGGGAATTGACCTCCTCTATATTTAGGTAAAGAAAGATAACTAAGCACTTCAGCAGTAGATTGGTAAACACGGTACCTAAAAAGGTTGTTATACTTAACAAAGTATTTACTTCTAGCATCTGTAGGCACATCTTGAGCAAACCCTATTGCTTTATTTGAAAGCGTATGGTCAGTTGGGTTGTACTGACTGAAAACAATCGATGTGTACAGAATTAATAAGAGTGTGATTATAATTTTCATTAGTTGATGAATATTAAAGGTTTTGTATAATCCATAGAAGCTTCAATGCTTGTCATTATATAACCGAAGCTTCCATATTCAAAGTATTGTCTAAACAAGAA